CCTGCCAATAAGACCAGGGACACCAATTAATGCTATATCAAGAGCAGTCCATGCACCTTTACCAAGAGCAGCAAGCATACTTGTATCTTCATCTTCTATTGATTGAGTCATCCAAGTAGGAAGTTCTTTACCTTGGGCTGATTGCCAAAGAGAACCACCTTCTTGAGCTTTTAGATTAGATGTAGGTGGTTTAGTAGACAGCTTTGTTCTTTCTTCAAGCTGCCTTTTAAATTCTAATGTAAGATTATCAGGCATCTAAAAATTATCTTAACGGCTGAAATAGATTAGCTGCAACCCTCTCCTGTTCAACCTGAACAACAGTTTCTTGTATATCTTGCTGTTCTGAAATTAATTTATTTAAGCTATCTATCTCTGATTTAAATAGAGATTCCATTTCAGGTGCTCTTACCATCCACTGTTCTTCCTTATCTGATAATTTTAAACCTTTCCTGCTTTTTGCACTAAGATATCTTAGATTCAAATCTAAACTATTCAATGATTCTCGTTTCTGCTTTATATCACTTTCCATAGTCTCTATAGAACTTATAGCAGCTTCCATATCTTCTTCTGGTGTTGGTATTATACCAGGAATACCCGGTTTCTCAGTAGTAGCTAGGTCTTCAAGAGCTACTTCACCTTCTTCAGATTCAAACATTCCAATAGGTCTTTCTATACCAATATCACCTTCAGCTCCATACTCCATTATCTCAGCAAGTATGTCACCCCTATTCTGCATAACCTTCTGTATAGAACTCAAGGATTTTAAACCTTTTTCAGGATCAACACCAAGAGGTGTACCTGTATATAATGCCTGTACAAACTTTTTATCAGACGAAGAAAGTGGCTCCTCATCATACGCCTTTCGTACAGATGACGCTAAATCACTAGCAATCCCCATAATACCAGATGTATTCTTAGCTTCATAATATCCATACAAAGCAGAAGCTACCCTATTAGACTGATTTTGACTTAACTTATATTGACTTTGTAATTGTTCAACAACTTCTTCAAGACCTCCCTCCTTTTCATCAATATATGATGCATACACAGCCCCAATACCTGTATTTGATATAAATTCTTCAGCATGAGATTGCATTAATTGTTCATTAACTTGAGATAGCATCTGTAGCCTTGCTCCTACTTGTTGGAATTCTGTCTGCTCTTGTAAAGCTTTCATTTGCATTACAGCTAATGAGTGACTTCTCCTAGATGCTTTATCTTCTCGACTCTCAGCTCTTAACTCACGGAGTGTTCTTAGTACTTCTAATTCACTTGCCATTTAACCTAATCCTAAAAATCTTTTATCTGCTTGTGATGAGTGAAGCTTCCTTTCAGCTAATAATCTACGCCTTTCAGCTCCAATTCTTTCATCCTCACTTTCAGCCCATCCTTCTATCTCACCCATCTTAGCTCCTAACCTTGCATATACACTGTCTTTACCTCTTGAAAATGCATTTCTTATACCAGCCCATATCCTCGATTTCTTTGTTTCTGCTGTGCCTTGTGTAGGCATACCACTTTTAACTATCATTTGATCATATGAATCTTTTAGCTCCTGCTCACTTTGGCCAGTTTGATCTTGCAAACCTTGAAAATCAAATTGAAACTCAGCTTGAGCAGCCTTTCCCTTAGCTTCTTTAGTTTCAGCTAATTGGCTCTTTGATTTATCAAGAGCTGATAACGATTGATCAATCAAACCTACTTGAACACCAGCTCCTTCTCTTTTCTCTTTAGAAGAAGCATACATACCATACAAACTGACAAAACCCATTCCTAATGTAAATGGATCAACATATTCCCTATTACCTGTATATGGATTGATAGTACCTGAACCTCTTTCTTTAACAGATTCTTCACCTTTCTTACCAAAAGCATCAATCATGCTTGCTTCAACAGGATTTACATGAGACATCTCTCCATCAACAAGGCGGTATCTATCATCACCTCCTTGGCCTAAAGCAGCACCTGATAAATGGTTATTTGCTAATGTATTATTCATTATTGATTAAGAATACCTAATGTATTAGGCATAAGACTTTCAATAGTTAGTTCATCAGAATCACCAAATAATTCTTTGTATTTAGAAGCTCTTATCTCTTTTGATTTTCCTTTCATTGAAGGGTCTGCCTCATATAATTTTAAATTAGCAGATTTTGTTAATCCTCCCGTAGCAGTTTGCCATTCTTCATATAAGTTTGGTTTTGTATCTGTTGTACCTGATACAGCCTTATAAGCCTCATTGGATAATGGACTTGTACCTGTTGTTCCTGTTGTAGGGTCTTCAAAAACATCAAACCCAGAAGTATCACTTACATCAAGGTCTCCTGCAATATCTTCACCAGCAGAAGCAACAGTTGTATCTGGCATTAATGATTCAGACCCTTTAGTAGAACCAAATCCTAAAGTACCCATTAATTCTTTATGCTCTTTTTCAGCTCTTTTTTCATCTCTATAGGACCTAGCTAATCCAATAGCTTCAGTTATAGCTGATGTAGTATCCTGTATACCTTGGACTCTTTCCTCTGACAACATAGATTCAGCCGTCATTTCGCCTCGTATCCCTTCTTGTTTATACCAACTACCTTGATATTTCCCTGCAGTTGATCCAGCAGCCTTAAATGTGCTATATAAATCTTTTGACACTATCTTAACCTATACTTATACATTACAAATTTAATATTTATATGCATATTATTCAAACCATTCATTATAGCTTATCAAACTTCTCAATTAACTTATGCTCTCTAAGAACATTAAGTATAGCATTTAGCTTATCAACAATAGTAGCAACAGCATTTTCAGCATCAGTTACACTTGCGGCTGCGGCTAAATTCAATGGAGCTGCACCAAAATTAGCAACCGTATTACCACCTGATGTACCTCCTGTACTATCAGTTAAATCCCTAATAGCCTTTGATGGAGGACGATTATAAACATTTTCAACAACAGCACCATTAACTTTAGTATACTCAACAACACCTAAACCATGAACATTCCTAACTTCAGAAACTCCTTCTTTTAAATCAGATGATCGCGGAGGGCCTGAACTAATACTTGTTCTTTCTTGCTTCTTATGTAAAGCAATCCGTTGTTCTCTTGTCATTGGCATATTATTTGATATTCTTTAATCTGTATACTATTGATATATCATTAATCTCAAAATCAGACTCAGCCGTTCCTCCTAATCTTAATTGAAAACTATATACATTATTAATAGAAGTTACTGGTCGTAACTCTGCTAATATCCAATCATCTGTATTTGAATCTAATAGTGGTGTAGTATCTGAATTAGTTTTATCAGAACTCCCATCAGCATTAGTTCTGTAAAAAGGAGCAACTGTATCAGTATCTCCATTAATAGCATATTGAACTGTTACACTATCGCCATCTCCTTTGTATGATATATAAGCTTTATATATCTTTTTCCTCTGTCCTGGCTGACCAAAATCTATATCTTTAGTATGTAATTTATAAGTACCTGTACCTGAAACATCAGCGTTATCATCCCAATAGACAATATCAGCTATTTCAAAAGGAGTAGCTTGCTGTCCAATTACTAAGTTATTATTAGCATCTACAACAAAATTTGTTTGCCTAGCTGAATCTGTAAATTTAGAATCACCAGTTGTCCAACTTTGAGTAACCATATCAAACAAATATATAGCAGAGTTAGTAGCTTCAGCTCCAGCAGATTTTAAAATAATCAACTGCCTTTTATTAGGAAGATATCCAATCACAGGAGCTGCCCCAAGAAACGATGCCCATGTACTCTCTTTAATTATCTGCCTTCCTCTTTTCTCAAGTAAATCTGTTACCTTTTGTCCATCATAGAGATAAGCACCATTCTCATTAACCCAAGCTACTCCATAATCAGTCTTAACAGCAGCTGATGAATGAGCAATGCCTTTATGCATAAATGTATCTTCTAAGAATTCTAAATTCTGTGATACATTAATAAGATGCATCTTCTTTTTCTTAAACTGAAGTATTCTATCTGCGTATTCTTCAAGCTTAACTATCTCATCACCATCTTGGATAGAAGCTTCTACAATTCTACTTAATGGAAAATTATCAAATTGGTTAACTGGCGATTTTAACATAGCATCGCCTTTTCTTTCAGTAGTTCCAATTTGACCTTCTTTTTGAACTTCTATATTTCCAATATAAGCCATCCTATTAGTTACAACAGCAGTCTTGAATTTAGAACTTATACTTACTTCTTCTTCATTAAATCCACTATTAATCTCATATGTTGTAATCTTTGAAGGGCTGACATTATCAGTATTAGGTATCTCCCAAAAATAATAATTTTCATTTGACTGAACCTGATAACTAGCATTATACTTTTGTTGAGTACTATCTAATGTAGCTTCACCTTTTATTAAATCAAAACTTGCCTGCAAATACCAAGGTTCTGTTGTACTAGAAGTAACATCTTTCAAATATAAATTAATGCTAGTTACCCTCCTATTCCAAGTAGGAAGATTATCAAAATCACCAATATGCAATCTGTATCCAGGTGATTGGGTAGCTGTAACAGCAGCTGCTGTAACAGTAGTAAGATTAACATCATCATGTTGTGTTAATGTAGTTACTTGACTTTCTTGCTTTTCATCATAAACAAAAGAAACTCCAAACATAAATTTCCCAGCAGTCGTACCATCACACCATCCCACTCCTACATCACTAATCCAATCAGTCATAAGAAAAACATTATTATCAGCAACATAAGTTGATACATCAGGAACAGTATCATTAGCCCAAACTTCCATCTTAGTAAATTTAATCCAATCTACACCATTTTGGCCCTGAATAGAGGCTCCAAAATATTCAGTATCACCATCAGATCCTCCCCAATGATCAGAATCGCCACTACCGTCTTCAGTAGTAGTCTTAGTTGGATCAAAGAAAAATTCATAAGTACCTTCTTCCTTGCCCTGTTCTCTATATTGATCTATAATACGAACATTGCCAAACCTTTGAAATACTTCAGCATTAGCTTCATCAAAAGAAAATGTCGAACCAACTGCCCCATAAGTCCCACTACTTGCTTCGGCAGTACCAATTTCTACTCTAACATAAACATCTCCTGGTGTATCTACATAATACGTAAAATATAGTTTAGCTTTAGATACATTCGCCATAGTTCCGCCTGACCCAGAAAGCCTTAATGCGTCTCTAGTAAGTCCTATATTGTTCCATAGACTACTAGTACCATCAATACTATTCTTATTACCATATAGCTGAGTAAAATCAACATCATTTTGAAATGAAGAAGGTCTTGGTGATTCGCTCTTAGAATAGCTAAGGTACCACTGGTTAATAGTATAACTTGGTTCAATATTTTTAAATATAATCCTATCTATATACCCATACCACTTATTAGCATTACCTCCTCCAAATTGACCATCACTTATCCTTAGAACCCCATCAACAATATAAAAAGTAGGCTTCATTCCAGATGTACTTCCCATATTAATAGGGGCCATCCATGTATCTGTAGTAAAATTATATATCCATATATTAGCATGGAGATCAGCATCAGCTATTACCAAATAATCTGTTGGCTCCTCATTAGCTACAGTACCTGAACCTAACTCAGCTCCAGCCCTATCGTGACTAAATGCAAATAAACCATAGCCTGGTTTAATGGTTACATAAGGTCTTGTATTATTCCCAACTCCAACTGAAGCAACATGAGCTGTAGTCCCTCCCATATTTCTAATTTTACCTAAATCAGATACAACAGCATCTTGTATATCAGCTAACTCAGCATCAGAAATATCTCTTGCATCAGATGAGTTATTAAGACCTCCGTGAAATTCCTGTATCTTATGTATTTGCTTTGGCATTGCCTTCTTCGTAGTCCATATCTTCTAAAAGCAACGACTGTGCATGTTCAGGTAGATCGCATACGCAAGGCAATTCTTCTTCTGGATCATCATGCTCAAATAAATCAAAACGGAGCCCGCCTTCGGCTCCAAGTATGGCTCCACCTTCTGTGGATTCGCCTATGTATCTTTCGTTCTGTTCGCTCTGTCCGCTTCCACGTCCCTGAAGGGAATCAATGTATTCAGATATTGTTTTCTTTTCTCGCATCCGCCACACTCCTTTATTTTGCCTCTTGAAACTGTTTTAATAACTCTTGAAACAGTATCACCAAGCCCTTTGTCATGCCCAAAAAGATCAACTCGTTTACCTGACATTACTTGCCTTCATTATGTAACAGCTGCAGACTGCTTAATACCTTGTCCAGGATTGTACCATGACCTTGTTTGGATAACAGGTTGACCAATTATATTAGACATAGGCTGCTGTCGTTGAGATAATTGTTTTATTTTTAAAATAGTCTTTAATTGTTCATTCTTGACCATAGTATTATATAAAACTTCTAAATGATTCATAAGCTGCTTTACTTCAGGCATATGCACAACTAACTGTACTTTCTTCGATGAAGATTGCTTATTTTGAGACTGCATTTTCTCAGCTAAAGTCATTTAATATCCTTTTGAAGCCTTTCTTTTCTTTTTTAAAGGAGCATTAGCAGCTTCAGCTCTATCCCATCCAACCATATCTTGTTCTTCTTTTGAAGTTGTGTCAGGCTTTTGACCCGGATAACAAAGCCTATGTGCTTGTTCAGGTGTTTTACCTTGCTTAATTAATTTGTCTACGCATGCTTTTGGCATATTATGACCTCTTTTTAAGTTGCCTGTCTTTAATTTACTACCTTTACCTGTATCTTTGGAAGAAACATCTGATAACCCAATAACATCAGCCATTATAGACTTGCAATATAAACTTCTATATCAACATCAGCAGTATCTGCTTTTGCAATACATTTAGTTAATGTTGAAGCGCTAAAATCATCAATATCAGCTTCATTATCTACACTTGATACATCACCAAACATTAATGTCTTACCAGCTTCAAGTTTTAATTCCCAATGATGCGAAGACTCATCAGTAAATTGTATAACAATAAAATTAGTATCATCAAGATTTGTTATCCTACAATACTCAAAATTACCTCTTACAAAAGAACCAGCCCCAGGATTAGAAGCAGCAACATCAAATATTCCTGTTCCATTTGTAGAACTCTCGACTCTCATTATCCTATTATGTATTTCACCTATTGAGGCAATAGTCATACTTGTTGCAGAGTTTCTAGCTACTCCATTTAATGTAATTGTTTCTGATATATCAACAGTTAAAGTTGCCGCTGTTATTGTAGTCGCCATTACTCAAACTCAGCCATAACTTCTTTAATTTTAGCAACCATTTCATCATCTTTCTTAGATGGCGTTGCCTTTACAATCATATCAAGAACCTTCAATATAAAAACTTTTGCACCTTTTTTCTTTACTTGTCTTTTTACCCAACTTGATAGCATACTCATTTAGAGTCCTCCTTTTTTAAAATCTTAGTTAAACCTTGCCAAACAACATCCACTAAGATATCATCCTTCTCAGATGGACTTAGCTTCACAATTTTCTCCAAACAGAAAAAAACCACAATAACGATTTCCCAATTTGCTGACAGCCATTCCATTTATGACTCCTTTATCTTTTTAATTTTGTATAGTAAATAAACAATATTGAGAACCAACATAATAACAGCTAAAGTCCAGGGAATAACATCCATCCAATATATACCAAGGTTAGCAGTACTTATTCCAGATACTTTTAAACTGTCCATAATCATTTCCCGTTTATTCTACTAACGCTACCTTTAATTTCCATAAGAACATCACTCATATCATTAATCTCTTTTATCATATCTTCATGCCGTCTGTCTCTTGTTTCATCAGACCTGTTCCATCTGTCTAAGAATTTAAGCACAATAGCTTCAATATTCTCAATATTTTTAGACTGTCCTTCATTCTCGATTTTAAGTGCTTCTATAGATTCAGCTTGCTGTTCGCTACGCTTAGCATTCTGATATACCATAAAAACAAACATACATCCAACGACACCAATCATGCCGTATTCTGCATATAATGCTAAAAATTCTTCCATTACTTTTTCTTCCTCTTACCCCAAGACAATGGATTAATATTAAATTCTTTTTCGTAAAAAGACACTTTATCCTCTAACTCTTCTCTTTTAATTTGTTCTTCAACCATATGCTTTGAAAGCAACTCCTCAATACTATTATCTGCATGCAACATACTTTCTTCAAGATTTCTAATTCTATCTTCAATTTGCCAATAACCATACACTAACGCTCCAACAAGAGCACAGATTTGTAATGCCCATTTAAAATTAATAGTGATTGCCATTGAATCACCAATAACTTCACCTCTATAACTGCGTGCCCCATTGTTTTCACTCACTTCACCTCCCATCCTACGATTGTCCAACCAGAGTCACACCCAGTAAAACTTACAAAAAGTAGAATAATAAGTAAAAATGCAATATACCCACCAAGTACTTTAATCTCTATTTTTGACATATTTGATTTCAACACCATAAGGAGTTACACTGCTTTCCCATATAAATAATTGATATGTATGACTCAACGATTGTACTCTTTTTACCTTAATATATTGCAATCTTGGTAATATTTTCATAATGCCATCCACATAATTATAATTACTTAGAACCAAATACTTTTGAGAAAAAGCCTTTCTTCTTCTTTTTACCTTTTTCAGAAAGTTTTTTTCCTTTCTTCTTTTTCTTCTTCTTTACTTCTTCACTGGAAGCAAGTTGTTCATACTGCACTGGATATGCAGGTTCTGCTCCAGCAAATGATAAAGCGATAATTACTGCCATTAGTTTTTTAATCATGTTTATACCTTTAAGTGTTTTGAAACTTCTTTAAGTGCTCTATACTGAGGAACTATTCTTGAAAGAAGTTCTGTTTTAGTTTCACTCCCACCATAAGCAACTCCACGCTTATCATAGAAATCTTTTATCTCTGCTTTAGTATTTGCATCAGTAGGATAATCTGCTTGTAACGTAGCGACACCATTGATTATATGATGTCCCCCTACTATCAGCCTGCCATGTCCATCACCATGCTTCTTGGCACACTCAGCAACATAGTATTCTTCAGCTACTTTAAAGCTATTAGTCTTCTTAGCTACTGTGCCATCTACATCAACAAAGTAATCATAAGACGAAGGGTAAGTCAGAGTCTCAGTAGACCCATCCGCATAAGTTTTTGT